TCTTGTATCATTTTTTATTCCTCCTATTCTGTATTTTCATTTTCATTTGTTGTAATACTTAATGTTCCAGTTTGTACTGAACCATTGTAGCCAATAAATGTTTTTCCACTTAAGACATCACTTGAAGTTGCAGACATTAATCCTGATTGCAAACTTCTAAAGAATTGCCCCTTATAATTTACTCCAATTAGATTTTGTGTATTTCCAAAATCTAATATCCATAACTGACTATCATACCAACTATTTTTTGTATTACAATATATTAAAATTTTAGAACCATCAATATTTGAAGATAATTCAAATGGTGTTAAAGTATCTGTATCACCAGTCTTTAGAGCGAAATTTAGACTAAAATATTGTGTTGATGGTATTACAATATTACTACCATCGGCAGCATTTTGAATATCGTCAATTGGAATTATTACAACTCTTGATGTACTTAAATATTTAGAGTATACATAAGATCCTCCATATCTTGTAGAAGTTATTAAAATAATCTTTGTTTCATCTTTTGAAACAATTCCAGTCATTACATATTGATTGCTTCCATCTTCAAAACTAAAAGTTAATGATTTGCTTAAACTCCAACTTGACGTTGTTTTATCATATACTTTTAAATTTCTTGCCTCATAAACATATACAAATTGATTATTATTCGATATTGGTAAAAATAAATTAGAATCCTCCATTCGGCGGAATCCATAAGTTGGATATAAATTACTATCTAAACATACAATTCCTCCCCATTCATTAATAGAACTATCTCCACTCATATATAAATAATCATCGCTAGGAGAAACTTGCATAATATCACAAGCAGGGTCATATCCAACACTTCCTCCCATATTTAAAATCAGAGAACTTCCGAAATTCATATTTACGCTAACTGTTCCATCATTATTTACAGTAATTTCAATAGTTGCTTTCTTTACTGTATATAAGGCATTATTGCTACTGTTTAATGATCCATAAACCGTCCAAAATACGTATGGATTTGTATTAGAAAAAATAAAGTTTTCATTACCATTACTAGTGCCTTTTAAATAATTAGTAATAGTATATTGTTCTCCTTCGTATTCTTCTCCAATTGCACCTCCATCATTCAAATGGTATGTGTATAAATGATAATAACATTTACTTGAGCTTGAAATCCAAGTTTGAATTATCAATAAGCATTTATTATTAGATCCTAAATATCCTGCTACACCAAATCTAATACGTTGAATCACTTCATTGCTTCCTATATGTAATTCATCAAGAGTGTAACGGTATTTTTTATATGTTACTGTGTTTTCTGTTTCTCCCTGTGAACCATAAATGTATAGTCCATTGTCATTTACGGGATGTGATTCTATTACAGTAGAAGAATCACTTAATTTAGCAACACTCACACAATACTTACCATTTTTAGAAAATGCTATACATGTTCTTTCTGTTACTGTTGTGTTTGAATCTGGGTATTTTACTAAGCCAATATTGCCACTTGTTATGGAAGATTCTGTACCAGTAGCATAAATTTCTTCTACTTCTGCATTTGTACCTCCTGTACCTACAAGGTATTCTCCATTGGAAAAAGCAGTTTTTCCTAAAGCCAAATCAGAAGCAGATGCCGTTGATCCAGTTGTATCCGTACCATAAGTAGGATAGTCTGGTATTATTTTAGTACCATATAATTTTTGTCCTTGTGCATAAGCAGTTTTACCTGATAGAATGTCGCCTGCTGTTGCTGTTGCATCTGCGGTATTTACATAATTCTCATCATATTCTCCGCCAGAAGAGGGTATATTTCTTATATTTGTTGCCATTGTGCTAAAAGTATCATTAGCAGAGGTTGAAACTCCTTTGTCAGTAATAGCCCCTGCTACTAATTGTTTTCCATTACTGACAGATTGAAAAAGTTCACTAGTTGTATTATTTAATGTATTTATAGCTGTATTTACATCATCAAAGTTGTCATTTACATCAGATACCACATTATTTATTCTTGTATCTACTTCATTTTGACATTCTGCTTGTTTCTTATTTATTAATGTAATTAGATTTGTATTTAATGCACTTACATCTGTTAATTTAGCAAAAGTAGAAAAGTCTTGATTATTTATCGCTTGATCTGTATATGCTTTTGCTTCTGCTAATTTATTAGCATCTTGATTATCTATATATTCTTTTAATAAAGCTTCCTTGTTATCATGATATTCTTGTACATATCTTTGAGTTGCATATTGTTCTGCTGGTATTCCACCCAAATTATTTGAATCATTTGCTAAGTTTGCATCTGTTTTTCCATTAGAATTTGCATTGTATCTACTAATCTCTTCACTTGAAGTTGCCATAACGTTCTCCTTTCTTTAATAAAAGGGAACAAAATTGTATTGCTCCCTTCTAAATGAATTATATTATCCATTGCCTTCACTTTCGGTATTTTCAGTATTGTCGTTTGAAGTTCCAGCATTTATTACCTCTCTTGTTCCAGTAGCTCCTATAAGTCCTCTCCAATCACAATATCCTACATCGAATCTTGTATAACCAAACATCCTATAGTCCATTTGGTCTTGTATTCTTTCAGAATCAAAGATAGGTTCTTCTCTTCTTAGGAATAGTAAGTTATCAAATGTAGGATCTTGTAAGAACCATGAAGCTCCAGTCAAGAAATCCCATACAACTATTTCTAAGTTTGGTATTGTATTTACATCATTATTGTTTGTTCCACTTTGCAATATAGAATGAACAATAGCCTTTGCTGCAAATTCGTTGTCTGGAGAAACAATCAATCTTTTTGCAGATGACTGAATTACAATTCCAGCTTCATCTTTTTGCTTTCTCATTAATGTCATAGCTGTTTTAAGGTTTTCGTCTGTTAATGTTCCTTGTATTTTATTAGAACATGTGTCAGTACTATCAATTAGTGGATGATCTTCTGCAAATAATGCTTTTCCATCATAACCCACATTTGTAAAGCCGTTTGCTAATACGTTAGATGTTTCTGTTTCCTCTGTAGCTCTTAATCCTCTACCTAAGCCTTTAGCAGAACCTCCTTTTCCTAAACCTTTCATTACATTGTATAAATCATCTTGAACAAGTTCCCATGTTAGTTCATAAGATTTGTCAAATCTTTTTGCTTCAAAAGATGCAACAGCCCCTTGTGAAAAACTATCATGATTAAATTTACTTCCTTCTGTATTTTGTTCCCATAATCCCAAAGCTCCTAAATGTGGATATGTTTGCTCTTTAGCGTTCATTTTTTCTACTTTAAATAATTTTTTGTATACACTTGGTACTTCATTATATGAATCAAAGAATATTTTTTTGTGAATTGGTGTTAATAAATTCGCAAAATTTTCTCTTGTCATCATTGATGCTGTTGTTGGCATAATTATCACTCCTTATATTTTTATTTTTCGTAGCATATAAGGAATTTAAAATTACTTATTTTTTCTTTTCGTTATATTTGTTATAGGCTTTTACATTGTCAGCATCTCGAACGGCAGCATATTCTTCTGGTGTCATTCCTGACATAGCAGCAATTGCAATTTCAGCTTTAGTTAAATTCAATTTAGCTTTAGATGTATTGCTTACACCAGAATTGCTGTTATAATTTCCTAGAATTTCTTTTCTAGCTTGATTGTTTTGCATTTTTGCTTCTACCTTTCGTTCTATTTCTGACTTTGTGTCTTTTGACTTTGACTTAGTATAACTTACAGCATAATAGCTTTGCTCAATAGATAGCCCTTTATCGACTAGCTCTTTTATTTCATCACTATATTCTGTAATATCTTCAAAGCCTTCTTCTTTACTTTTCTTAGTTAAAGCATTTTCAAATTTAACATTTGCTAGCTCTTGTGCTAAACCTGAATTATCTACTCTTTTTTTATCTATTGCACTTGCTATAGACTTAGCAATAGATTCATCTACTCCGCTTTCAACTAATTCTTCAAGAGTTGTCTTTTCTGGAGTTTTATTTGCTTCTTCTAATGCTTTTAACCTAGCTTCAAAATTTTTATTTTCTTTTTCTGCTTTCTTTCTAGCATTTCTTTCAGCATTTAAAGCTCTTTTAAGACTTTCTTTTTCTTCGTCCATTTCTATATTAGCTTCTGCTTTTGTTTCTGTTTCAACTTCTTCTGCTTCTACAGTAGGTAGTACGATACCATCTTGTTCTGTTCCTGAATCAACTGTTTCTAATATGATTCCTTCTTGCTCATTTTTCATGTTGTCTCCTTTCCCATTTTTAGCCAGGTTTTGTCCTCAAAGATTTTTAGCCAGGTTTACTCCTCTAATTTGTTTTGATTTTTAGCCAGGTTATCTCCTCAATATAAATAAAAATTTATTGACTAGTCATTGTGTGTTTTCATGTGTGCATTTAATCCAATTTTGTTTTTACAGATTTTTTTACACACAGGACATATAAATTCTTGTGGTTTTATATTTTCTTCCTTATTTTCAGTTCTGGTCTTTTGAGTAACAGGCACTTGTGCTGTATTCATAATTTTCCATGTTTGCCCTGTCTGTTTTAATAATAATATCGTTTGCTTTTTACATTTAGGACATATTGCAATAGAATAATTTTTTACAAGATTGCCATAAAAGCCATGTGCATCTTGTAGCCTCTCTATGCCTTTTACATCTGCTAAAGAAAATTCATGCCCACATGTACAATTTTTACTGTTTAAGACTTTAATTTCTTTAATATCTAACATTTTACATTGCTCCTCTCAATTGACTAAGTGATGGATTACCATTTACATTTAATCCTTCTATATTTTGATTTGGTATTTGTTGTTGCATCTCTTGTATGTTTTGTTCATCTATAAGTCCAATTTCTTGTTGTTCTTGAATTGTCTCAGGATATTCTTGTATATTCATTCCTAACTGTTTAATCATATAATTTCGATATTCACGTCTTGTTAAAGCTTTATCAACATACATCTGTCTTACTATTGAATATCTATAAGCTCTATTATTTGGAAGTCCTGCTCCAACTGATATCTCCAAATCATATTGAATTTTTCTTGTTTCATTTCCAGCTTGCATATATTTATATTCTTCTGGATCTAAGTCTTTTTGGATGTCTTTATGGGGATTTCTTTTCTTCCATTCTTCTTTATATTTTTCTCTATAATCTGTATCTGCTTCAATCATTACAGGAACTTTATTTAATATGTCTGGATTAAATTCTGCAAAAGTATCTTGCCCCTTATCTCCTACTATCCTAAACAACATTGTTGTATTCCAATTAAGTAAAGCTAATTCTAAACAGTATTCAAATACTTCTGATAATGTTTCTTGTAACAATCCTTTTTTATGGTCTATCATTGCATTACCGCTATTTTGTAGAGCAAGGCTTTCTGTTGCTGTATCAACTCCACTTTGTTGTTTACCAATCATCTGGTCTGTGAATCTTGTTACAACTTGTCTATCATTATTCATTAGTTCGGTTCTTTTGTTTATTATATATTGTGGAATACTTGGTGGCTCAAGCCATTTTGCACCTGCTATATTGTTTGTTGGCACAACTTCTCCAGGTTCGTTTGTCACTTTCCCAACATCTATTCCAGAAGAATTTTCAACTAGCCACATTGGATTCCCTGTTAATCTCGCATTTCTTAATAAATTATCATCTAAGTCATCAATTTGGTCTGACAATCCTAATATTAATTCAGCTGAACCTTTACCCCATATAGTATTTTCTCTATACATATCTGGTGTTAAAAAATATGGATACATGTCATTAGGAAATAGCTTTAATGGTTCTCTTTTAGTCTTTCTTTTTCCCTCAAACATCTCTTTTTCATCTTCCGCTTCTTGTTTTTGATTATGTTCTCTTAAAGCTTTTTTGGTGTCTCTAAGTATAACTCCATCCCCAGACATTTCAACTAATCGTAACTTTTTTTCTCCTGCTTCTTTATATTTAGTCCATACCATTAAATGTACATATTGCTCTTCTTCATTTTGTATTAAAACATTTCCTACAGGGTCTAAGTTTGGTATAATAGCATCTGCTTTGTCATCTCCATATTCCATTCTTGCAGAATATACAGACTTATTTTTTGCTTCAATAATATATTGTGCCTCCTGTATATTATATATATCTGTAATAGCTGGATCTATAAATAATCTACTTGGGTGTATCGGAGTTATTACAGGTAATCCTTTACCTTCTAATTTATCAAAATCCCATAAAACTCTAAATATACCAGTTCCAAACATATCACGTCTACGTTCATGCACTTCTATTTTCCTAAAGATTTTATTTCTTTCTTTTATAAAATCTACTATTGTTCTTGCCATATCAACAAAGGGTTTATCTCCAGGCTCTCTAGGATTAACTTGTACGGCTATATTTTGGTCACAAAGCAAAGCTGTTCTTCCTTCTACATTTGAGTTTGTAATATTAGTATTTGGAGCTGCTTGGTCATCTTCATATTCAAAGTCACCCTCCCAGTATTTTTCTACATCTTTCCATTTATCTACTACTCCAACTCTTTTCTTATCTTGGTCTGCTCTTCTATACCATAAAAGGAATTGTTCCGCTTCTGCTATTTCACTTTCATTCATTATTGCTTGTTTCTTTGCTGTCTTTTCTTTTATCATTTCCTCGTATTCGTTTTCTTCCATTTAGATTATTCCTCCTTTTTAACCTTTAGTTCAATTCCTTTTTTAGGTGTTTGTGGTTCATATAATCCATTTTTATTCTTAAATTGATCATATCCTCTATTACCAAAAGAATTATTATAGTTAGAAGTTTTTATTGTAGCATGTTTTCTTACAGGCTTTGGATTTGAATTTTTTTTATTATCTTTGCTTAACTTTTTAAACATATATAAAAGCATAAACATATTTAAACATATTGCAATATCAAATATTGCTAGATAAGCTATAAGTAAAAAATTATACATAAATTACCTTCTCCTTTTCATTACAGATTTTGTTACATTTAATTTTATTGGGTTTTCTTTATCTTTATATCCTAAATCTTCCAACTCGCCAGGTGTGAAATATCCTTCTAATCTCTTTTGTGGAGCAGTTTCAACTTTTTGTTGCCACCTAATAGCTTCAGCTATCATATCACTAAATAATAAATCATCATGCTTACCACTCATTGCATCTGGTCGCATATCTTCGTTATATATAAAACTTAAGCATTCCAGTATCATATCTATATCTACATAGTTTTCTATATGATCTCTTATTGCAGCTTGCTCAGTAGCAATTATCATAGGTCTAGTATTTCTATCTGTTTTCCAACCAAATTTTTGTTGCATTTTCTTTGATATATTGTCATATTCTTCTCTCATGTATTGATGTGGATAATTAAGCCTTTGCAATTCTATTACTGTAAATATATTGAAGTTTATTTCAACTCCAATTAATGCTTGGTTATAATAAATGCCTAAACAATACATTTGATAAGTATAAGTATCTGCATTCGCTTGTGTTCTAACCGTTGCAACTCTTTTGCCTGTTGTGTTGTCTATCATTGTTCCTGTGTTATAATCGCTTCCATCTCCTGCTGTATCTCCACCTAAAACATAATATCCTGTATTATGCGGTTTCTCATAAATCTTAATCATGCCTAAAGTATTTTCAACAAATTTTATTGAAGTATTAATTATATAATCCTTAGTATCTTCATTGTGCCATCTGTATTCAAAGAAACCTTGTTTATATGGTTTAGTTTTATACTCTTCTTCTAATTCTGCTTTTCTATATGTTAATAATTCAGCATCAAATACACAGTTACCAGAATTAAGAAATGCTTCTTCTGGAGTGCATGGGTATTCTTGCTTAATTAAATCTTTATTCAAATAATTATTATATTTATTGTAATACCAATATAACTGCTCATTATCTAAATGCTTAATATCTTTTAACCATTTTAGCCTTGTCCAAATCCATTCTTGTTTAGCTTCAATGTTATTTAAAAACTCTTGCTTAATATCTAATGTTTCAAAACTATTTCTATATTCAGTTGTTTTCCACCATTCATAAAAACAATTAATCCATTCTCCAGAATCCCATAAATCTTTAAATTCATTAAAACCATTTGCAGTAGATTCTAATATTTGGATTGATGCTTTTGTTAATGCTTCGCCTAAAGAACTTTGGGTATCTGATATTAAACAAGTCCAAAAAGCTGCCTCTGATCCATGAAAGAAATTTATAGTTCTTGAACGTCCTACTTGTGCTGTTGCAACATTTATTCTCCAGGAACTATTTAACTTTTCAAAGAACATTTCCGTTTTACTGTTATATTTTTCTGTTGGTCTTACTGCATCTGGTAAATTGTTATATATATATTTTGCCTTATCTTGAAATATTGCTCTTACATTATCTGCTGTATCTGCAAGAGTAAAGCCTGTAAAGTTTCTTTTTAGTAGTGTACATGCTAATTGATAGGCTGTTATAACACTTGTAAAACCTTGTTGCCTTCCTTTGAGAACTAAAAACTTCATTTGTAAAATTTTATTTTGATTAAATAATTCTATTGTTTTATTTAATTTATTTTCTATAAAATCTATTTGAACTTCATTCAAAAAATATGGTACGGTGTTTTTGTCTTTGTCTACTATTATAAAAATCATTTCAATAAGCAGCTCAGGGTTATTCATTATCTCTGTGAGAAGTGGTCTATTAGTTAATAGCTCTTCTGATACTGCTAGTGTAAATTCATAATCTCGATTAATGTCTTTGTATTGTTCCCATAATTCTTTTCGCTTTTTAATTATCTGTTTCGCTGTTATTACCATTTAATATATCCTCTAACTTTGTTATATTTAAGTTAACATCTGCTTGATTTCTCCATTGTTTTGGCTTTCTATTTTGTAACCAAAACTGTTGGGCTTTTGTTTCAGACTCTTTATGTTTCTTTAAAGGTACAACTACTGGATAAACCACTTCTTTTTCTCTTTTTCCATTTTCGTTGTAAAATACTTCTTTTTTCATTACCACAACTTCTTCTTCATAGTCATATCCATTTGCATTTTTATTCAAATTGTTTTCTACTTTTAAATCTGCAAACTCTTTATTTTCCCTTAAGGACTCCGCAAACTCCGTATGCTCACGTTTATATTTATAAAATGATTCTCTACCGATTTTTAATGTATTGTATATTTCTTCATCTGTTAACCCATTTCTACACATAGCTGCAATTTGTTCTAAATACGGCAATACATGTGTTTCATATTTACTTTTTGCCATTTCTACCACCTTGCCTTATCTTTCTTCATATTCTTTTATCATCTGTTTGTCTTCCTGTTTCTTTTTAGCTCTGTTATATTTTTCTTTTTTTCTATTTCCAATAGAAAATTCCATTGGCATTATTTTAAATGGTACATCTATATCATCTACAAGTACAACTTTGCATTCATCTACTAAATGTTTATAATCTTGAAATATTTGATTCATTTGAGATTGTTTTTCTTTACTTTGTTGATGAAACCAAATATGATTTTCGTTTGATAATAATGCTCCATTTTCTACTGTAGCTTTTCCTCCTTTGGAACGTTCCAAGATGTGATGGTATGTCAATTGTTTCATCTTTTTTAGTTGGCCTTTACCTTTATACTTTGTTTTTTCTGTGTCTTTTCTTAAATGCAATTTAACAATAAAACATTCTTTGCCATAAAGTCTTTCTAATTGCTTCCTTGCAGATTTGTTACTACTCATTTTAAATTCTCCAAATATTGTATGTAGATTGAGATTTGCACTCAATATGACAATTCTTTTTATACTCTGTATTTGACTTCAAGTAAGGGGCGATTTGGTTACCTATAATTGTTCTTTACCTAGTCAACGTACTTCCAGAACTAAGGCAATTGTCTCAACCCACACATAGCGTCTACTATTACCATTTAGGGATAACCAATAGCTTTTAGATTTCCCCATCTGGCTTTACCATATCTAATATCAAACTAGATATGTCTATTCCGCCACTACATAATTTATATTAATCTTCTTTTATATACCAATCATGAGCCAACATATCTGCTTGACTAGCAAGCCATCCTAGTTGAACTCCTGATGTACCTACAAATGCTATTGCACTATTTCCTATAGCATCATGATCTACATTTACAATTTCATTTTGAGGATTTTTGTAACTAATATTAGTTGCTAATTCTATATATTGATTTTTACCATTCCAACCTTTTCTTGCAACTCTATTTCCGCATTTTAATTCATGTATTGCATTTCCAAATTCCATAATTAATTTTCTTCCTCCACTTTAACAACAAAATTTTTCCATTTTTTATAAGCATCTACATATACTTCTTTTTTGTCTCCATTAAATGTACATTCATAATACATGCCGTCACTTATGTTTGTACTTAATAAGGCTTTGTTGTTTTGTAAAACTTTAACTCCCCATACAAAAAATACATTGTCCTCAGTAATAATTCCATTCTTGTCTGTAGAATCTGCTTGAGAATTAAAATAATCTACTACAGCTTTTTTGCATAATTTGATATATTCATCATTATCCATTTTGTCTTTCCTCCCTTGTTATACCTTTAATAGCCCAGAACTGTGCTTCTTCTAATTTTGTATAAACTAATGATGTCTCTCTGCCACTTTTGCAATTGTTTTCTATTTCATCATATACATTAGAAAATATATCTCTTATATGTTGTATTCTATTATTCTTTTCTTCATCTACAGCTAAATATTTTGCTCTATCATTCATTTGATTTTACCTCCATT